GCCCAGATTGATTTTGCAGTAACTAATATTTCAGACCCACTTATAAGATTAAACAGTGGAGAAACTGGCAGTGCGGATAAAGATGTAGGTATAGTTATTGAACGTGGCGATGACACTAACGTTGCTATTATATATGACGAAAGTGCAGACGAATTTGTTCTGATTAACACTACAGAAACAGGCACCACAAGCGGTAATGTAACTATTTCAAGTTATGCCGGATTACAAGCAAATGCTATTGTATATGGTTCACTTAATGATGGCACTACTACACTCACTGCAACTGTAGCAGAACTTAACTACTTGGATGGCGTCACAGGTATTACGCTAGGCAGTGCTAATGAACTGCTTGTTGTAGGCTCAGATGGTACCAGCATTGCAAGTGATAGTACACTAGCAGTTGATACTGCAAACAACAGATTGGGTATCAATCAAACTTCACCTGAAGTGACACTGCACATGACAGGAGAAGGTGCTCAAACAGCACAGATTCGCATGGAGCAGTACAATGACACTGCTGATGCTCCAGATTTAAGAACAAGAAGATACAGAGGTACAATTGCCTCGCCAAGTGCCGTATCGTCAGGTGATTATCTATATAGAAGTAACCACGAATACTGGAATGGTTCAGCACTTATTGTTGGTGGTACTTTTGCTTTTGACAACACTAACAATGCCAATAGAACACAGTTTGCTGTTTCAGTTACTACAGATGGTACATCAGCAGATGCTAACACACCAAGTAAAGTACAGTTTAAGATTGATGGTAACGATAGTGGTGCTATTACATTCAACAATGCATACAAGTTTCCAACAAGTGATGGTAGTGCTAACCAAGTATTAGAAACAGACGGTAGTGGAACATTATCGTGGACAGATGTAGCAACAACATTAGATGAAGTAACTGCAAATGGAAATACAACAACAAATTCTATTAGTGTAGGAACTATAACAGCAAGTGGTAACATAATACCAAGTGCCGCAGATACATACAGTTTAGGAACACCTACATTACGATTTAGCGAATTATATGTATCCAATAATACAATCTATATTGGAGATACTGCATTAAGTATTGTTAGTGGATCGTTGTATGTTGATGGAGCACCGGTTGTAAATCAAGGCGATGCATATCCCGGTTATGATGGCGATTATGATATGGCAAAAGCATTAGCACAAACCACAGCAGAAACACCGTTTGAAAGTGGTGGCCAGGATGCATTTGGTGTAGACTTATCTTTAGTTTTTGATAATATGGAACCAAGTGGACAAACAATAACATATGACTTTGCAGACGAGTATAGTGGTGGCAGTGCAGAGGGTAGTCCTGAATCTTATCTTGGAGCATAAATACACATAATAATTAATATTTGAGACAACAAAATGCCTACAGTACTACAATTTAGACGAGGAACAACAGCACAAAACAATGCATTTACAGGATCAGCCGGTGAGATAGTATACAATACTTCAACTGGTGCATTAAGAGTACACGATGGTACAACAGCAGGTGGAGCAGAATTAATGTTAGCTGATGCTTCAAATGCAGACATTTCTGGTAGTTTAACTGTTGGTGGTGACTTAACAATCTCGGGTGGAGATATTACTTTATCGGGAACAGGTCGTATTCAAGGTATTGATACAGTTAGTGCAAGTACAGATGCAGCAAGTAAGGGTTATGTTGATAGTGCATTATCATCATTATCATCTACTACACTTACAGAAGGTAATTCAAATGTTACAGTTGCAGATAGTGGAACAGGTACATTCACAGTAACACTAGATGGAGCAACACATACAACATTTAATAGTAGTGGAATTACACTAGCAACTGGTAACTTTGTAGGTACAGCAACATCAGCACAATATGCGGACTTGGCGGAAAAATATATGCCAGATGGTGTCTATCAATCAGGAACTGTGTTACAGTTTGGTGGTGAACAAGAAGTTACTATTGCCAACGAATATGCTACACACAGAGTAGCAGGCGTTGTATCAACTGAACCAGCATATATGATGAACAGTACATTGGAAGATGGTGTTTACATAGCACTTACTGGAAGAGTTCCGTGTAAAGTCGTTGGTACTTGTGAAAAAGGTGACTTAATGGTTGCTAGTGACACAGAGGGATGTGCTACAGCATGGAAAGAACCTATCAGCCCACCCGCTGGATCAGTTATAGGCAAATCAATAGAAAACAAAAACAGCGACGAACTCGAAATTATAGAAGTTGTTGTCGGTGTTAGATAGACATAACTCAACTGCTGTTGTATTAACCTATCCTGGACATTTTTTACTAACATTTTTGTGTTTAAATAGTATTAAAAAACATATAAAAGGTATCGATAAATTTATAGTACTTGCTGATACACATAGTGAATATACTTGGTCGGGCTACATCGATGATTGTATAAAACTTTATAACACACCTGTTATTGATATAGGTAAATTTGATTTTTTAAAACAGTTTAAACACAATCCGTGGGTTAGACAACAAATGATAAAGTTAAATTTAGATTTAATTTTGGATAACGAAGATGTATTTTTTGTGGATGGTGATATAATATTCACTTCAGATATTCCATATAAAAAAACACCCTACACCACAGTTGATAATTTCGACGATAAACAATTAAATTATGTTAATCGTATGTTAGGTATTAATAGCAAAGGATTATCGCAAAATAATAAAACTATATGTGTTAGTGGTCCACCGTTCCGTGATTTAAATATTCAGTTAATAAAAAACTTAAAAGTGTATCTTAAAAACAAACACAATAAAACTGTATGTGAACTACACAACGATATTATTGAAGATTCAAATTACAGTATAAGTGAATGGGAATTAATAGAACACTACAAACACTTTATATCGGATGAAAAGTCTGAATATGTTTACGTAGCACCATATGATATTAAGAACGATGTTGGACAAATTAATAATCTGTATTTTAAGACTTGCTATTGTAGCGACACAGAACTAGGGAATGTTTCATGGTGGAATAGTCAAACAAATAAGGACTTTTCAAGCATATGGTATAAGTTGCCTATTACAAGATAACATAAATAAGACTATGAGTATTCAAGAGCTGTACCGTACTGACTACGAAGGTGAATATGTAGTAACTGGAATAACAATCAAAGACGGTAAAAAAGAACAACAAAGAGAATGGGTTGAAAATCCCATCACAAACACACACGATTCAAACAGAGCTACTTGTTTAGCTAACGGACCATCCATTGACGGATTCCCTATACATCATTTGGAAGCACATCAAGGTGGTTTGTTAGGATCTATATCTATGCAGACATATGGAGTAAACGACATTTACAAATATGTCAATTGTGATTTTTTAGTGACATTAGACAAAGAATTATTACAAGATATTATTGATAAAAAGTATGATGAAGATAACATTGTTTACAGTAACACAAGTAATTGTCTACAGAACGAAGGACATTTTTATTTAATACCACAAGGTGTTAGAACATCTTCACATGCAAGTGCTGTATGGTTGGCGTGTTTTGATGGACACGAAGAAGTATTTTTGTTTGGTTACGATCAGTTTGATCGCAATGCACGACATTATCCTAAATTAGTTGATACTGTTTACAATGTAATAAAAACTTATCCAACTGTGCAGTTTTATTATGTAGCGTCACAAGGTGAAACGCCAGAGAAATGGAAATATTTAAATAACTTACAAAGGATGAATACAAGTGAATATATAAGTTATTGTGATATTGGAAGCAGAATACACAAAGTTCCACCTAGAGCAAACTAAGCGTAAAGTTCTTCTACAGTTTGTATCCTATCGTATATTTCATCAATTTTTAATGTAGCCCACAATCCTGGATGTAATGGTTTAGGAATAACACCTTTGTCTATCCAAGCATATCCAATGTGTTCGTTGTTTAAACTAGGTGTAAATTCGTTTTCTACCAAACAAAAGAATGTGTGATACACAAATGTATCTGTTTGGTTTGTAAACTTTTCTATGGGAATGAGTTTAATGTAATCGGGCATTGCACCCATTTCTTCCATACACTCACGTTCAATTGTTTCCAGCAACACTTCTCCCTCTTCGACTTTGCCTCCAGGAAGTCCCCATTTCTCTAAGTTTTTACTATCGTTTCTAAGTAAGTAGAGATAACGTTGTGTTGTTTGTGAAAAGAACCAAACGCCTACTGCTTGATTTAAAGTACTAATGCCCAATCTCCGCCAGTGTACAAGCCTTCAACTGAACGTTTCCATTGTGAACCATTCCATTGATATTGTAAACTTGTAGTTATATTAGTTACATATTCCGTATCCGATACACTACTTGCGTCAAATACAACATTCCATTTAACACCATCATATTCAATGATGTCATTTGCGTTTGCTATTAATTGTGTTCCATCTGTGCCTTCCCACGCAGTAGCAACATCACCGGATGAGTTATTTGTGTCACCGGTTGACTCTGTTAACAAATATCTTTGTCCGTTTTTAGCATTAGGCAATGTAGATTTTCCAACTGTTACTCCTGGACCACTGCGTAATGGATTAACAACGGCATCAATTGCCTTTAATGAATTTCCAGGTAAAGTATCTGTGTCAACTGTAAACAATAAAATATTGTCGTCCGTTGGATGGTAAGCGACTGTACCAATTATTTCTGTGTTTGTTACAGGATTTTCTAATCGTATTTGTGAAATACCACCCTCTAGAACCCCATATTGATCTACTACTGCTTTCCAACTGACATTGCTTACTTGCGTTGATATAGCGTCAAATGAAGTATTTTTTACATCTTCTACGGCACTTGCCTTAAGAATCTGTAATTGATTGCCTATATACAATAATTGATAGCCTTGTGGAGTTATTTTTGCTCTAGTACCTAATAATATATCATCACTGTTAAGTGCATCAAAACTATCTAAGTTTTCTTCGTCAAACACACCTGAAATAATTTTATGTATGACACCCATCTTTTTAACACGTGCTGGTAAACTGATCCAAATTGGAATAGTAAAGTCCATTGAACAAATGTCAATTGGATCGTCTGTTCCTACAGGTACTTGTCTGCTACTCCACGTTACATTGTTTAACTCAACAACACTTAAACTTGTCCAATCTAAGTAATTGTCTGTACTTTGTATTTCCATACTTGGATTAAACAATGGTAATATTTGTTCAGTTAACTGTAGTTTTTGATGTGTATTGCTTGTCCAAATATCTAAACGTATAGTTAAGTTGTATGGACTTGGCATAGCACGTTCTACAGTAAATGTATCGCCTTGTCTTGTTGAATATGTTTCTGTAGCACTGTCGTATTCTCTTTGTCTCACTTGAACTTTACCAACAAACTGTGGTTCTTGTACTCTGTCACGAGCATAATCGAGTCCAGTGATATAAAAACTCATCATAGGTACATTTAATATACTGCTTTGTGAGTTGTTTTGAATAATGTTTTGTACTTGTCTTGATGAATCGCCGTATCTCACAGGCACAGTCAAGTATGTGATATTACCATCGGAATCTCTGCCGTATTCAACTTGATAGTTGCTAAACAATCTTGTGAATTGTAGCAAAAATCTTCTTATTTGAGCATCGTAATGAAATTGTACTG